ATCACAAACGTAACACCCTATATGGGTGGAAGACGTACCTAAAAATAAATCTTGTAAGCCTATTGACACCCCCATTCCGTCAAGTATACTTAGTAAACATTCGTTATGTTTATGGAGTACATCAATGGCAACACCCGAGTCAAAAGTCAAGGCATCAGTAGTCAAACTACTCAAGGCTAACGACGCATACTATTTTTTTCCTGCCACTGGTGGCTTCGGTCGCAGTGGTGTGCCCGACATTGTCTGCTGTCTACGCGGTAAGTTTGTTGGCATCGAATGTAAAGCTGGCACAAACAAACCAACCGAACTACAACTACGTGAACTCCACAAAATAAATAAAGCAGGTGGCTTAACCTACGTTATCAACGAGACAAACGTAGATTTAATCGCCAAATTGATGGACGTGGCAGGGAACTGGTCAGAGCCCCACGATAGCCTCGAGGAGAACCAAAATGTTTGACATAGAAAGACTTGAACGACTAACCAAACTAATCGAAAGCGTAAACGACGAGCACGTTTATAATCTGTTGGTTGGAGTTTTAGAAGCAGAACTATACGAATACCTAGACAAATATTTATTACGACACGAGGTAGTAACACTATGCGATTAAATGAGTTTGATGCTGAAGTAGAAGAAAGCCGAGACCGTATATGCAAATTTATACAGGGTAAGAAAGATGTGATAATGATAACGTGTTCAACTGAATTGAACATTCCCGTAGTAAAGATGAAGCACTATATGGAATGGCTTGCGCTACGTGGTTTCTTAGTACGACGTAAGGTTACTACACAAGGCAGACGTCAATACGCTTACAACGAAGGCACACCGTATATCAAACGGGAACAACCTACGGAACAAGTAGAAGAAGAGGTGCCACCACACGTTAGAGTAATACGATTGGTGGATAGACCATACGTAAACCCCGAACCAAACAAGCGCACAACTAGACGTGGTACGGTAGCAATAGGTAGTAGCATGAATATGTTTGGAGCGTGGTGATGGAACGACTAGATGATAAGAACCGCGAAAGTTTTGGAGAAGCTGTACGTAGAATAGTCTTAAGCGTACCCAACACGACTAATAATAACTTAGGCCAGTTGATTGAGAATGTGTACCTACGCTTTCAGTTGGAAGCAGAACGAGACGCAAGGGACAAGGCTAATGGCAAACACGGTGATTGAGTATATTCAGTGCTACTGGCAAGCATTTGGGTTAGGTATGTTATGTATGTTTATGATAGGAGAATGGAATGAGCGACGGAATGACAGACATGATGGAAGAAGAAAACGCACTAGCTAAGCAGGTGGGTGGTAATCACTATGCAAGCATGAAGATACAGCCGGTTGAGTTTATTGCCGCGAATAACTTAGGCTTCTTAGAGGGCAACATAGTTAAGTACGTATGCCGACACCACGCTAAGAACGGCGCCGAGGACATCAAGAAAGCGTTGCACTACTGCGAGTTATTATTGCAGACTAAATACGGAGCAAACAAATGACACAAGAACAAGTAGAAGACGCACTAAAGGCTATGCACGAAGGACTGTTAGGTATGCAGGCTAGGCTTGATGACCACCAAAAAGTAATCGAGCAACTGATGCTTGTAATGCAAAACTTAACATCGGGACAGGTACCGAACGGATTTAGACAACCAAAGAAAGGGCACTAGTATGACGAATAAACGAACAATGCCACGATGGGTATGGTGGAAAAAGGGTGAGTGCGTAGTTGAAGTGCTTAAGACAGGCCACTTCCCAACATCTATTATAGGCAAGCTACCTAGTGGCAAAGAGTCAGAGATAGACATTGATGAACTTGATGTACATAACGATGGGGTGGAACTATGACGTGGAATTATAGAGTAGTTAAGTTTAAGGACGAACCTGCTTCAGCAAGTGAGACGGGCGAATACTATGAAATTAAAGAAGTTTTTTACGATACCGAGAATATACCAGTTGGATATAGCGATGCTGTTTGTGGTAGTGACACATACGATGGACTGTTTAAGTGTATGAGTCTTATGCAATCGGCTCACGCAAAACCTGTAATAGATGAGGAAGAATTCTTTAGAGAGGACTTAAAATGAAAATCACATTAGACTTATCAGACTCAATACAATTAGCCGATGCACTAGATGCTATCGTGTTGGCGCATCTAAAAAGCAGTAGGGATGGTATGGATGAATGGACAGCCGTGCACCCCGACGACATAAAGATGCAAAAGAAAGTAACTAAAGCATATAACGTATTGATTAAATACTATGGAGGCTCAAATGGATAGCGAAATACACCTAGCATTTCCGACACCTATTATGGTGGGTAGGCTAGATAGGGATTTTACCTCCGAGGAACTTGCGTTCATAAATGAGCAGAAAAATAATACGGCAAAAAATTATGGTAACAAAACAAGTGTTAATTCTTATGTGCTAAACAGCCCCGAACTAAAAGAACTTAAGGAGTATGTTACGCTGTTTATCGAAGCGTATGTGCAAACAGTATATAAACCAAAAGAGCCAATAGAAACGTACATCACGCAATCGTGGCTAAACTACACGGATAAAGGCGAACATCACCATATGCATACGCATAGCAATAGCTTTATATCCGGCGTCTTATATATTGAGGCAGACAGAGAACAGGATTCTGTTTGGATGTACAAATCTGCACATAACTATATAGCACTAGACCCGTATCATTGTGATGAGTTAAACGGGGATACGTGGGTTCAAAAGGTAGGGGTAGCAGACATTATAGTATTTCCTTCCAACGTACCGCATTCGGTAGGAAAGGTAACATCCGATAAAACAAGAGTAAGCCTTGCTTTTAATTCATTCTTACGAGGGACGCTAGGCAAAGAGGCAGAAAAAACGGAACTTAAATTATAGGAGAAAGATTATGCCGTGTAATCAAAACTGTGAGCAAGGCCGTAAGTGTGACTGTGGCGGTAGTAAATCAGATAGAGCAGTGGTAATTGTAGTAACGTTGCTACTTATAGCTATTGTTTCTATGTGTTTCGGGTTTTATAACCTTTTAAGTGGAAACAAAGGGCAAGAGTGCGCTGTCGAGGTGCAGTTTAAGGACAGCAAGGCTACATACATAGGGCAAAGCGTATGACTAAAGACGAAGCATTAAAGATGGCGATTGAAGCATTGCTTACAGGAAATCAATATGCAGATGCAATCAACGCTTGCAAAGAAGCACTAGAACAACCAGAGCCAAATATTAATTATGATTTGTACAGAAATGTTGATAGACCAGTTAATCCAGAAGGGTATAAAAAATGATTTCAGATAAAGAAAAACTAAATTTAATTCAAAAAAATTATAAGGATTTAGTTCTTAAATACAACATACTTGATAAAAACTACAAAGAACTTTGCAAAGAAGCACTAGAACAACCACTAACAAGGGATTGGAAACATACCATAGACGAACGCATTGCTAGGGATAGTGAGTTTAAAGAAGCACTAGAACAACCAGCTTGGCAAGGATTAACGGATAAAGAAGATAATGCAATCATTAAAAAGATTTGGATATGGGGCAATGATTTCCCTTATGAAAAATACAGAATTGCTATTGAACAAGCATTAAAGGATAAGAATTCAGTTTAGTCGCTACTATATTGCAAAGTGGTTCAATAAAGTCGCATATATCACTTTTTTGAGTTTAATTCTTGCGGGACAAAAAAGTTTGTGTTGAATAAACGGTTTAAAATTACACACAAGTCTACACTATTAGTTTAGTTTTGAACTAAAAGCGCTCACATAGTGTACAAACAGACAAAAATGTAAACCATAGGATACAGATATGAAAATAGAATTGATAGGCGACTTGATTGACCAGCCCGACGGCAGTGCAATAGCTGAACTGGATGTGGACGAGGAAGGTAAGCAGTACCTCATGCAGTTGGGGTTCGAGCGATTGATAATGCGAGGGCTTACCCTTGCTAAAAGGGAGAAAGAAAATGGCATCACGAAATGATGTGACGGGCGACTTAATCAAGAGTCGGAAGAACAGCAAGGAGTTCGAAGACAACTTTGACAAAATCTTTAGGAAGAACAAAGACCCACTGTGCGATGTGTGCGGTAAAAGTTTAACTGCTACAAAAGAATGCGCGTTTACGGGATGTCCCCTTAACTGGGACGAGGCCCGATGCGATGTTATAGGACAGAACGGCCCGACGGGCGACCATTACAACGGAGAAACAGAATGATTACACCAATGAAAACACCTGCGGAAACACAACACTATTTAACGTACGTGCTAAATGGCATTACTTACGTACCACATTACACTAAGGACTGTTATGTATCACCCGGCTATGCTGAATATTCGGGCATGCAGGACTCACACGGCAATAAGTTTTATGCGCCCGATACGAATAAAGAGTACAGCGCACACGAACTTGAGAAGGCCGGTGCGACTAAGACAGCTATGCTACTATGGACACGCAGTAAATTTAAAGCCTTACGATAATAAAAGGAATACCAAAATGAACTTAAGAACATACATAGTTAAAGCCTTGTACCCACTATGCAGTGATGAGGTAAAAATACTAATCGACCAAATGCAAAGCAGTCCGGATAAGTTTAGGGAAATGTTTGATGACTACCGTCCGGCACATCCGTGGGCTAGAGCGTTAGCCAGTGGCAACTTTGAAATGATTGACCACATAACCTTACGGCAACAGCTTAAACTAATAAAAGGTGTGTATGCTAAACAACTAATACTAGAAGGCTTGCTTGCACCTACCCAACAGACAGAAAGCGGAAGTAGTTATTCAGCGCCGAGTATGGCAAAGATAATAAAAGAATGGACAAATGACCAAATACAGGCAACTCCGTCAAAGATACACATGAACAAAGCGCAGTATGATATAGCTAAAAAGTTTGCAGACTCAGAAGCAGCGAAACAAAAATTGAAAGCCAATCTACAAAAAGCTGCGAGATGATAATGAAGATACTCACGTTAGACTTTGAGACGTACTATGACCGAGAGTACAGTCTGTCTAAGATTACTATGGAAGACTACATCCGTAATGATTTGTTTGAAGCCATCGGTGTTTCAGTAAAGGAGAATGACAATGAAGCCGTTTGGTTCACGGGAACGCACGACGAGATTAAGGAGTTCCTACATACGTACGATTGGGATAGTGGTGTACTTGTTGCTCACAACGCTAGTTTTGATGCCTCTATTCTTAATTGGCATTTTGACATACGCCCTTACGGTGTGTGGGATACGCTGGGTATGGCTCGGGCTATTGATGGGGTCGAAGTTGGCAACAGCTTGGCTAAACTTGCCGACCGATATCATCTCGGTGTTAAAGGGAAGGAAGTACTAGATGCATTAGGTAAACGACGTAGAGACTTTACACCTCGTGACCTAGCACAGTATGGTGAGTACTGTAAGAACGATGTAGAACTAACATATAAGTTACTGCACGAATTCTTACCGAAGGTGTCGCCAAACGAACTCAAGATTATGGATATCACAACCCGTATGTTCTCGGAGCCTGTACTTGAACTGAATATGCTACTGCTAGAGCAACACTTAAGCGAAGTCAAAGAACGCAAGACGCAATTGCTTGAGGCGGCTAACGCACACAAAGAAATACTAATGAGTAACCCGAAGTTTGCTGAGTTACTGCAATCTATGGGGGTGACTCCACCAACTAAACTTAGTCCTGCTAACGGCAAAGAAACGTGGGCATTTGCTAAGTCGGATGCAGAGTTTAAAGAACTGCTTGAGCATCCCGATGACCGAGTGCAAGCATTGGTCGCAGCTAGGCTAGGCACCAAATCAACGTTGGAAGAGACGCGGACTGAGCGGTTTATTAACATAGCAAAGCGCGGTACCCTACCGGTACCCTTGAGATACTATGCCGCACATACTGGGCGATGGGGTGGAGACGACAAGCTTAACTTACAGAACTTACCCGCACGTGGTACGAACGCACTGAAGAACGCAATACTTGCCCCGGATGGATACGTTATTATCGACGCTGACTCGTCACAGATTGAAGCCCGTGTACTTGCGTGGCTTGCAGGGCAGGTAGACCTAGTGGATGCGTTTGCTAAGAACGAAGACGTGTACAAGATTATGGCAAGTAGTATCTACAACAAACCTATTGACGCTATCACTAAGCAAGAACGGTTCGTAGGTAAGACAACTATTCTAGGGTCGGGTTACGGTATGGGCGCTGAGAAGTTTCAAGCGCAACTGCAAGGGTTCGGTACCGTTGTATCCTTAGCCGAATGTACGCGCATCATAGATGTTTACCGCAAGACCTACCCAATGATACCGCAACTGTGGAAACAAGCAGGTCGGTGTCTAGATGCGATGATACGCGGAGTGATTAATCCGATCGGAGTTCAGCCTCAAGCATTACGTATGGATAGTGAGAATGGGTTCGTGTTACCTAACGGCTACTTCCTGTCATACCGTGACTTGCGTAAGAACGGGACTGAGTATGTGTACAAGGCGAGAACTGGTTATACGCGCATTTACGGGGGGAAGG